ACAGCGAGGGCGCAATGCACCGCGCCGAACGGCAATTCGGGCTTCCGTATTGGGCGCAACATGGCCTTCGCTACAAGCGCCGCGCGACAACCGAATTTATCGAGCGAGTGAGACAAGCGTATCTATCAATGCTTGAGGCGTCAGTGAGGCGTGATCTTGAAAAGCTGCGAGTAGAGCAAGCCAAAGGAAATAACAATGCTCGCATTCAGGGCCTTATTGCTGAAGCTGAAAATTTGCTTTGTCGTATGGTGGTATAAGTGACCATTTCCCTGCCATGGCCTCCTACGGTCCTGAATCCAAACGCGCGGCCCAAGCACTGGTCTGTGCGCTATCGGGCGGCGAAGAAGTATCAGGCTGATTGCATTGTCTTGCTGCTTCAACACAAGCGGGCGCTGGCAGGGCGGGACAAGTTTGCAGTCACTTTCAAGCCGCCGAACAAGCACCGGCACGATTTAGATAACGCCATCTCCCAAATCAAGGCGGGTCTTGATGCGCTGGCCAAAGTTACCGGCGTTGATGACTCCAAGTTCAAGCTCACTTTCTCCATGGCCGATCCTGTCAAGGGCGGCGCTGTTCTTGTGGAGGCTGCATGAGGAAGCTTCGCGTTTTGGACTTGTTTAGCGGAATCGGCGGCTTCTCGCTTGGCCTTGAACGGACGGGCGGATTTGAGACTGCCGCCTTTTGTGAATATGCTGAATTTCCCCGCAAGGTGCTGGCGAAGCACTGGCCTGGTGTTCCCATTTATACTGATGTTTGCGAACTGACTGCGGAGCGCCTTCATGCAGATGGAATTTCCGGAATTGATGTTATCACCGGCGGATTCCCCTGCCAGGACATTTCACAAGCGGGTCATCAGCGAGGAATCGGAGAAGGTACTCGGAGCGGGCTTTATAAGCACGTCATTAGACTTTATTGCGAGTTACGACCCTCTTACATCATCTTGGAAAACGTCTCAGCATTGCTTAGTGGCCCAAGCAAGCGACCCGGAGGGTGGTTTGGCAGAATACTTAGCGACTTGGCCGAACTCGGGCTTGATGCGGAATGGGAGAATATACCGGCGTGGCACGTTGGCCTCCCGCACAACAGGCAACGTGTTTGGATTGTTGCCTACCCCGCTGAAATCAGACATGCAGGCGAAATTCTCGGCTGGCACTATCCGAAAAGTGATGAAGCGCGGGAAACAGGAGCATCTTTGTTACCGCCCTATTTTGATGGGCTGGGGGAGGCTCCAGATAGCTATTCTTTACGAGAAGGTGATGGGTTTTCCTCCTTCATGGGTGTCCTCAATGCTTTGGGAAACGCGGTAGTCCCGCAAATTCCGGAAATGATTGGTTGCGCCATCCTGAAAAGCCTCAAGGAGGCTGCCTAATGGACCTGTTTCAGTTTGCCGACACATACCCCCGCCGCGCCGGGTGGAAAGAGGCGACGACAAGCCGGGAAGCTGCGAACGCGGTTGAAGCAACAGGACGGGCCGCGCGGCTCCGTGATGACGTTCTCGCCTATTTCAAGGCCGGTCGGCAAGCCACGGCGGATGAGGTAGCGGAGGCGCTTTCTGAGAATGTCCTGTCAATCCGCCCGCGCGTGGCTGAACTGAAAGCGGCGGGCCTGATTGTGGAAACAGGTGTTCGCCGCAAGTCATCAACGGGCCGGTCTAGCCATGTGTGGAGGGTGCCGTGATGCTGAGTCAGAATGAAGCAAACGAAAAATGGTGTCCGTTTGCGCGTACTGTTGGCGAGGGCGGTGGTAAGCGGTTTGTCGCGAACCGCGTGAACGACCAAGTCCTTGACGAGCGGAATATGATCGGCACGACGTGCTTGGGCCCCCGCTGCATGGCGTGGCGCTGGGAAGATAACAGGCACGAGCGCGGCTATTGTGGCATGGCCGGAAAGCCGGTGGTGCCGTGATGGAATTTCTTGCCACCATCGACAACCTGATTAACGCGTTGAAATTCGTATGGCGGAGGCTTTTCCGTGGCTGACCTCAACCCCTCATGCCGTGATTGCGCATATTTGGACCGCCGTACCGATGAGCGGTGGCGGTGCCGGTCGCCTGAACTGCTTTCCATGCGGCTAGCTGGCATTCTGTGCGCCTTCGAGCGCGATCCTACTCCGGAGGAGGGCAGGGGCTGGGAAAGTCCCGGCAGGAAATGCGGGCCTCAAGGATTGAATTACAAGCGCAAGGAGGCGGTATGATAGAATGGACCGAGGAAGCCATCAGGCGGACACTTGACGGGCATCTGTACCGCTTGGAAATGACAGAATTAGGCCGTCAGGTCGTAACGGACCTTATTCCCCAGCCAGTCGCGCCGAAACCTCCCGCGCCTCCTAGGCCATGGACGGAAGCGGAATTGCGGCGGCTGCTGTTCCTCAAGGAAGCAGGCGTCAAGAACGATGCGGTGGCGGTTGAGCTCGAACGGAACGCCAGCACGGTTAATTCCAAGTGGCAAACGCGCGAAACATGGATTCACAAGCTTCCCCGGCTTATTGAGGACAAGCCTCAGCCGATCACGATCGAGCGGATTTTTGCGCAAGTCTGTAAGACCCTGAAAGTTGATCCGCTGCATGTGGCCAGCCCACGGCGGGCGGTGGCGTTGTGTGAGGCGCGGCAGATCATCTACTGGATATGCGCTCACTATACCGGGCGCAGCTATTCCATGATAGGCGCAAGGTTGAGCCGGGATCACTCAACCGTGATGCACGGCGCTAAGAAGATCGAGAAGCGTTTTGATGCCTACCGGGAACGGGTGGCGCTTTGCCTCTACGACCTTGGCCTAGAATTTAAGGCGAAGGAGGCGGCTTGAATCTGGCAGCCACCATAGCCCGGATGAAAGAGGCTGGCATGACGGCGGAAGCCATCGTGACGGCTTTGGAGTGCATTGTTGACAGTGCCCCGGTTGCGGTTGACGTGCAGGCGGAACGGCGGCGGGCAGCGGATCGCGCCCGGAAGGCGGCAAAGCGGGAGGAAATTCCGCAGACTTCCGCGGATTCCGCGGAAAGTGAGCCGCAAAAAGAAAAGGTTTCCCACACCCTTCCAAAAGAAAAAATATATATATCTACGCGCGCGAAGCCGAAAACCGAATTGCCGATCGACTGGCAGCCAAACGCCAAGACCTGGGCGCTGGCCGATAGCCTCGGTTTCCAGACCTTTGAGGCTCAAGACCAACTCGAACGGATGCGGGATTGGGCGAAGAACGCGGACGGCGGCAAGGGGCGCAAGTCGGATTGGGACGCAGCTTTCCGAAACTGGTTGAAACGAGCCGCCGATGACCGAAAAAACAGACCTAGCGCCAATCTCAAACGTCACTCGATTGCCGACTCGTTCGCAATCCTCGATGCCGTCACTGACGAAGCCATCCGCCGCGCAGATGGATTCAGCGAGGACGGTGGCGAAGCGGATTTTGGCGAGTTTTCCGGACTACGGCAAAGCGCCGCCTGAGTATGTTTTGGCTTTGGCCGAATATCTGGCTTACGTGACCGACTCTGAGCGGGAATTGCTGCTGCATCCACGGCTAGGGGTTCGGGCGCGGTGCAAGTTCCTCCCCACGGTTGCGGACTGCGAAGAATTGCTTCGAGAGCATGAGGCACGGCGGCGTCAGTTTGAACCGCTTCCCAGCCAATGGAAACGGCTCAACAGCGAGCCGGAGCTAGATGGCTGGGAACCTGATCCGGAGAAGCGCCGCGCCGTTGTAGCGAGAATTTTGGGGCAGGGTGAGGCATGAAAACCAAGCTAGTAGATACTGTTACCAATAACGAGGATTATGTCCGGTCGCGTATTTTCGACGGTGATCTGCAAATCTCCGAAGCGGCGGCGGAACTGTTGAGGCTGGAGCGCTCTCAGCATGAGGCTACGCGGCGGGAGCTTTTGAGGTGCCGGGAAGAATTACGGCAAGTCACTGCTGATCTGGAACTAAGGGGCGCTCAAGATGACTGGTGGTGAAGAGGCATGAGCGATTTCAAAATTAGACAAGTCTGGATGGTCGGCTTTGATTGGTACGACTCAAAAGAAGAGGCCGAAAAAGTTGTAAAGGAACTTGAAAGAGGGCTTGCGCTTCGAGAAGTCTTGAGAAAGCACCTTGGCTGTGACGTGAAGAATAACATGTCGTCATTGCTGTGCGCCTTCAATGTCGGTGGGCGGGCGATGCTAGCTGATCTTGATGAGCTTTTCAAAAAATGGGATGCCGAAGGTTGACTCATTGGCTAATCATCCGCAGCCATCGGCTTCAAGAGCTAGCGCTAGCCCGCAGGATAGAGGCGCTTGGCTTCCCGGTATGGTGCCCGGTCCAAGTCCGTTTCCACCGGATCAAGCAGGGCAGAGGCAAGCCTAGGCGCAATCGAATATGGGAGACGCCCCTAATCCCTCGGATGCTGTTTGCCGCCATTCCGGAGGGCCTAGAACGGCTTCTCGTGGACCTTGAGGGGTATGATAGCCTCTACCGGCCCGATGGCCTCACAGCCCCTTATATGGTCCCGGAAAGCCAAATCGCTGATTTTCGGGAAATGGTGGACGTGGAGAACGCCATCCTTAGGCGTCAGTATCAGCGCCGCCAGGAAGGCAAGCGGGCGAAAAGGACCGTCAAGCTTGGCGAGCCGGGGGCGGCGGAAGCCATCATGGCCGCTTTGTTCGGGGAAAAATCAACAGAATTTGCGCAAATGGAGGCGGCATAATGGAAAGGCTGAAACTGCTAGACGATATTGAAATGATCGTAGTGGGTAATGGTGTGAGCAGAAAGCCCGCGCTTGTTCACCTTAAGCTTGATAAGATTCAAACGATGGGGTCCGATTTAAGCCAAGCGGTGAGGTTTAAGCTATCTTTTGAACTATCTTCAATCGTGCAGTACGGAGCCAGTGGCGAAGAGTTGTTGCGAGTTAAACGGCAAGTGGCAAAGATTTTTGCCCATGCAATTTATGGCGATGTTAAAGAGGAAATATACCGCATTTTGAAAGAGTTGCTGGAAAGTGGCGACTATAATCATCCAGCGGCGGAGAGCTTGGAGAATCTTCTGACGAAATTTGACATAAGGTAGTTGACGGATTCGCCAGATTTGCTATTGTCGAGAGTGATTTGCATATGGCCGCAGCGCATGGCGCTTGACGCGGAGCCACGGCTGGCAAACGGTGCGAGAGTGCCGGATAGTGAATTATTGCTGAAATTCAGCTATTTCTTCCCTCCCCACGGTCCTAAGCCGTGAGCAATTGCAGCACATGCAAGGGCTATATACCGAGGAATCTTGCTAAGCCCTGTTTCCCAGCGGGAATAGGCGTCCCGGTCGCAGCCTAGCTCTTTAGCCGCTTCGCCTTTGTTGAAGTGCAGCAGTTCCCGCCATCGGGTGAGGTCTGGGCCTGTCATTTCCGGGGTTCCTCCACAAGTCCAAGGCGTTTCAGTTCGTCCTCAAGTCGGCAAGGTGGCCAACTGATTTCATCCGTGCGGGGATCCCGGTGGATGTATGCAGCATCATCCAGGCGGGAATAATCCGGGCGAAGGTGAGCGCAAGGGCGGTTGCGGTTCATGGCTTGGCCCTAGCAGCTTCCAAAGCCGGTGTGATGATTGACCGGATTTTATCCGAGATTGGCCGGGTTTTCTTATCCCAACTCAAATCGTTAGCGTACTGGTGCAGCATGGCTAGGGCAAGGTGCATTGTTGCCAAAGCTTCCGGATTAGTCTGGGTGACGTTAACTTCCATTTTCCTATCTCCTACTTAAACAGGGGCCGAAGCCCCCTTGGGGTTAGCGGGGTTCGTTATGGAACTGGATAATGCGGGGCGCGGCATACCTAGCGTTTTCGCGGTTCATGTAGCGGCGCAGTTCGCGATAAACTCTCTGAAGCTTGCTCATTTGTCCGTCCTCCGTTGTTGATGGACCCAATATGGCGGTTATTGCCGCATGTGTCAAGCGGGAAATGCGGCTAAAACCGAAAAAAGTGGAGAAATAGCAATGTCAGGCGACCAAGCTACGGCAGTCGCACAGAAGCGCGGGCGAGGAAGATCGCCCTACCGCATGTCTGAGGCGCACCGGGATAAAATCAGAAATAGCAATATCCTCAACGCCTTGTTGCAACACGTTGAAGGCAACAGGGAAATGAGCGCGACTCAAGTCTCAGCAGGGCTCGGATTGCTCAAGAAAGCACTACCTGATTTGCAGTCCGTGTCAGTGCAAGGCGAAGAAGACGGGGAGCCGATCAACATTGTTTCCCGGATTGAGCGGGTGCTGGTGAAGCGTGACAACCCTACGGATTGAAACAGCTTCAGTCTTTGAGCCTTTGCTACAGCCTGCCCGGCAAAAAGCGGCTTTCGGCGGGCGAGGTTCTGGCAAATCGCACTTCTTCGCGGAGCTGATGGTCGAGGATGCTTTGCGATTCCCTTCAGAAGCTGGTGAAGGACTTCGCGGCATTTGTGCGCGAGAAATCCAGAAAAGCCTGAAAGATTCCGCGAAGTTCCTAATTGAAAGCAAACTGGTTAAGCTTGGTCTTGGCGAGGCTGATGGTTTCAAAGTTTATACCGACAAAATACAAACCCCGCGCGATGGTGTTTTGGTCTTCCAAGGGATGCAAGACCATACCTCGGACTCGATCAAATCTTTCGAGGGTTTTCACCGCTTTTGGGGGGAAGAAGCCCACTCGATCAGTTCCCGGTCCATTTCGCTGATACGCCCAACAATTCGATGGGAGAATAAACGCATTGGGCTGACGTCAGAACTCTTTTGGAGTTGGAACCCAACTCGCAAGAGCGATGCGGTTGATATGATGTTTCGCGGCAATGAACCGCCGACTAACAGTGTTGTGGTCAAAGCCAACTGGTCTGACAACCCGTGGTTTCCCAGCGTTCTGGAGCAAGAGCGCCAGGACTGCCTCAGAACCCAGCTGGATCAGTACCGGCACATATGGGAAGGCGACTATGCCACGGTGTTGTCTGGAGCCTACTACGCTCAACACATAGCAGCGGCGAAGGCGGAAGGACGGATTGGCAAGGTTCCGAAAGACCCATTGATGGAAGTCAGGGCGTTTTGGGATTTAGGCATAAGCGATGCCACGTCAATTTGGGTTGCTCAATTCGTCAACAGGGAAATTCGCATTCTTGACTACTACGAAGCGCAGGGGCAGAGCCTGGGCTATCATCTTGAATGGCTTCGGAGCCGTGGTTACGCGAATGCGCTGTGTGTCCTGCCTCATGACGGGGCAAGCCGGGACAAGGTGACGGGACATCGCTTCGAGGACCATGTGAGGGCGGCGGGCTTCAAGGTGCAGACCGTGGCGAATGCAGGCCGGGATGCTGACATGAAGCGCATAGAGGCGGCACGGCGGCTGTTCCCAAGCATGTGGTTCGAAGCGGAGACTACACAGGGCGGTCTTGACGCGCTAGGCTGGTATCACGAGAAGCGGGACTCCAGCCGGAACATCGGGCTAGGCCCGGAACATGACTGGTCTTCGCATGCCGCCGATGCTTTTGGGCTTATGTGTGTGGCCTATGAAGCGCCACGGAAGCCGACAATAGCGCGTGATCGGGCGATGTATCCGAGCGAACATAGTTGGATGGGGTAATGATGACGACTCGTGGCGTTGATATCAACGTAAGCGAACATGAAGCCAAGGTCTTTGAGGACGTCTTCAAGCCCGCGCTGGTCACTATGCTGACAAATTCGCAATGGGCAATCAGCACGAAGACGACAAAGAAAGATGATGGCGTGATCTACTCAATCACCATATCTACGCCAAGCGCTGATTAGCTATAAAATGAAACCGGCTGATATGTTGACCGCAGTAGTTTTTGCGGGTGACAACTACCGCTTCCATTTTGGGCCTAGACGGTCTGGAATGTCTGGTTATGTCAGATGGCCAAAATACACGGACCCGCTTTCAAATGGGTTTGGCGATATAGCCAAATTGAAAGCCGAATATAAGCGGTTTGAAGATACACAAGAAGGCGAATGGGGCTGGGCTGAGTCTGGCGTGAGGCCGCGCGAATATTCTGCGTATGCCTGCACTGACAACTAAAACCAAGGCGCTTTGACCCGCTGAAATTCCCCGCTGTGAAGCGGCACGAAAGGGGGCCTGATGGCTTCTGACAAGGACATACTGGCTGAGGCCAAGGAGGCTTATCGCATTGGCTTGGATGCCGAGCGCGATAACCGGGAAAGCTATCGTGATGATTATGCTTTCGCGCGCCTTGGCCAGCATTGGCCAGAAGATCAGCTAAAGCTGAGAAACCGGCAGGGCAAGCCGTCGCTGTCTATTCCTAAGCTTCCTTCATTCATCCGCCAGGTGGTGAATGACGCGCGTCAGAACAGGCCGCGCATTCGGGTTAAGCCAGTGGACAATTTCGCGGACGTGAAGACGGCAACGGTTCTGGATGGCTTGATCCTCAACATAGAGACGTCTTCAAATGCCGGTATTGCCTACGACACGGCAATTGATTCCGCTGTGTCCGGTGGCTTTGGCTATTTCCGCATTGACGTTGAATATGCGGAGGGTTCCTTTGACAAGGAAATTCGGATCAACCGCATTGTCAACCCGCTACAGGTGGTAGGCGATCCTTATAGCCAGTGCGCGGATTCGAGCGATTGGAATACGGGTTTCATCACAACGCTGTTGCCCAAGGATCAGTTCAAGAGGAAATATCAGGGCGCTAACCCGTCATCTTGGTTTGACGTCAGCTATGAGCAGTTGAAAGACCCTTGGCGGGATGGCGATGAGGTTTTGATTGCTGAGTATTGGAGCCGTGAGGAGGTCGATAAGACGCTTTTGAAGCTGTCCGATGGCCGGGTGATGGTTGAAGACGTTTATGTGAGGCAAGCTGAAATGCTTGCGCAGTATGGCATCTTTCCGGGGCCGGAGACACGCAAGACGAAGGGTTACAAGGTCAAGCAGCATCTGGTTACGGGTGCCGAGGTTCTGGAAAGCAAGGATTGGGCCGGGTGCTTTATTCCCATTGTCCCGGTTTACGGTGAGGAACTTAACGACGGCGGAAGGCGTATCTTCCGGAGCCTCATTCACAGTGCCAAGGATGCGCAGCGGCGGCTTAACTATTGGGTTTCTGCTGCTACTGAGCATGTCGCGTTGTCTCCTAAGACGCCATTCATCGGGGATGAGCGGGCGTTTGAGGCAGAGCCGCACAAATGGAACACCGTCAACACGGAAAGCCATCCTTACATTGCGGTTCCCAGCGGCGTACAGGTGCCTCAGCGCCAGCCTACTGATAACGGGCAGGCCATTGGTGCCATTTCGCAGGCATTGACTGCCAGCGACGATATTAAGGCCATTTTGGGCATGTATGATGCGAGCCTGGGTGCGCGGTCGAATGAGACAAGCGGCAAGGCCATCATGGCGCGGCAGCGTGAGGGTGACACTGCCACTTTTCATTTCATCGATAATCTATCGCGGGCCATTCAACACGCGGGCCGGATTATTGTCGAACTGATTCCGGCGGTTTATCAGCCGGGGCAAATGGTTCGCATTCTGCACCAGGACGGCAGGGCTGCAACTGTTGAATTGTCCAATCGTGCGCCGGTTGAGGAGAAGCCAGCTTCTGAGCCTTTCGAGGATCAGGAAAGGCAGCGGGAAGCGGGCGAAATGGCTGATACTGAGGAGGGCATCAAGTATGTCTATGACTTCTCGGTGGGCCGTTATGACGTGGTGGTAGATGCGGGTCCGAGCTTCACGACAAAGCGGGAAGAGACGGCGCAACAGTTGGTAGAGTTGGTTCGGGCCTATCCTCAGCTTGCACAGGTGGCGGGCGACAAGATCATTGAAGCCTTGGACGTGCAGGGGGCGAGCGAGATTGCGGAGCGGTTGAGGCGGACCATGGGGCCGAATATCACTGGCAACGGGTTGCCGCCGGAGTTGCAGCAGCAGATTGATGAGGGTGCGCAGCGGCTTCAGCAAGTTGAGGCTGAGAATGCGCAGCTAAAGGATAAGTCTCAGCTTGATATGGCCAAGCTACAGGCCGATGTTGAGAATACGAAGATGCAAGCGGAGTTGGATCGGGCGAAGCTTCAGCTAGAGGTGCAGAAAATCCAGTTTGAGGCTCAGAAGCTGCAACTTGAGCAATACCGTGCTCAGACTGAGCGCATGGCGGCGGCAGCACCGCAGACATTGCAGGTGTCGGAACAGCTTACGCCGGTTCTTTCTCAGACTGTAGCTTCGACAGTTGCGCCGATGCTTGCGGAGACGCTGGCGAAGGTTGCGGCGGAAGCGGCGGTGGCGGCTATTAGCCAAATGCGGGTGCCGGTGCAGCGCATGAGGCGTATTCCTGTTCGTGGTCCTGATGGGCTTATCACAGAAGTGATTGATGAGCCGGTCGAGGATGATGACATGGAATCGGAACTGGTTAACTAGGAAAACAACTCATGGCGACATGGAATAAGTTTCAGGCGTGGGCCGAAACTATGGTCGAAAGCGCAAATCTCGGCACAGACCAGTTTGCAATCGCGCTCACCAACACCGCGCCGGTGGCAACCAATAGCGTCATCGCTGACATTACGCAGATCAGCTACACCAATCTGTCAAGCCGCGCACTTACGACCACGAGCGCGTCACAGACTGGAGGCACTCAAACTTTGGTGCTTGCTGATTTGGTGCTTACCGCGTCTGGCAGCGTGGGGCCATTCCGTTACGTTGTTGTCTTTGACGACACATTGGCTGGCGATCCGCTTGTCGGCTGGTGGGATCATGGGTCATCTGTGACGATGGCCAATAGCGAGACTTACACGATTGACTTTACCGGCGCGGCAATCACGATTTCCTAGGTGATTTGATATGATCCTTCTTACGTCCACAAGCGACAAGCTTCGACTCGTTACCAGTGATGCGGGTGACGTGCGGGTTCAGGCGTCCTATGTGGACCTGAGCGGGACAACTGTAACTCCAGGTCGGCTGAATACAATCATATCGACGGCCACGACAACCGACATTGTGGCATCTCCGGGCGCGAGCACTCAGCGTAACGTCAAGTACTGTTCGATTTGGAACGACAGCACAACGGCTGCAAATCGGGTCACTGTTCAGCATACGGACGGTACGACCA